CTTGTAGGCATATACTATTTATCTTTTTTAATTCGGGTTGTAACACATTGAACATCATTTTTGGTAAAAATTGTTTTTTATATTTTTCGTTTGAATTAATATCCAAATTATTTAAATAGTCTTCAACCATACTGTGTACTGCTTTGCCTCGATTAGCAGCAGTTATCATTATATGATTAGCAACATCATCTCCTACTTTTTTTCTCCATTCAACCAAACCTTCTTTCTGTCTTATTGATAAAACAGAAGTGATAGATGGAAAAATCTTTTTTGTTTCTATGATTTCGTAAAATCTTTTACCGTTGACATTCTTTGCTTTAAGAAGTGGTAAATCACCGTGAGGTGGGGTGTGTGTAAAATCTTGTGTATTCATTATAAAGTCCTTTTTTTAATACAATATCTCTATTATATCACAAAAAGATGTTCCTGTCAAGCCTATATCATATCCAAAGCTAATTCTGTTGTTTCTTCAACTCGTCTTGTCCAACCTCGACCAAATGTATCAAAGTGTGATAATCCCTCGTAATATTCTTGTCTAGCGTTCTGATAATTCTCTATGGATGTTTTAAGTCCTTCTTCATCAAGGTATCTACTTAATGCACCTAATGTATTAGGTCCTATCCCACCATCTGCTACAGTACCAATCATTGTCTGCAAGTATTTAGCAGCACGACCTGGTCCTGCATTTACAGCAAAATCAAATACACATAAATCCAATCCTTCTGGCATATCATCACATTTACATTTGTCCCAATAATTTTCCTGATAGATAGGTTCTACATCCTCTGGTGTTAATGCTTTCATTTCTTCCACAGATACTTCTTCATCTAACCAATCTTCATAAGTGTTTCTTGTCACGCCCAAATTTGTAATACCACCTGGATCTTTTGGATGGTTAACATATCCGCCTTCGTGTTTCAATATTATTCCTAAACATTTTTCAAAATTATCCGTCATAATGCAATCCTAATTTTATTTTATCTATTAAATATGATTTTATAAGACCACTTCTTACAATATCATTTAAATCAAATTCTATACAATCTACATCTTTCATAGCTTGCATAATATTAACAAAATTTAATATACCATTTCTATCATTGGTATTAACTAAATCTGTTTGTTGTACATCACCAGCAAATATAATTCTGGTGTTCTGACCTATTCTGGTCATAATGGTATCTAATTCATGGAAATTTAAATTTTGGCATTCATCAACAATGATAATACCATCATCTATTGTAATGCCCCGTAAAAAACTTGTGGATAAAAATTCTATTGTGCCTTGTTTCTGTAAATCTGTATATAACCTATTAAACTCCTCATCAGAAGGTCGTTTAAACATAAATCGTACCATATTCTTGTATGGTACTTGATATAGATATGCTTTATCTTGTTCATCACCAGGAAAAAAACCTGTATCACCTGTTGGCAATAATGAACGGACAATATATACTTTTTTCTGTGGTGATTTTGTATCTAATGCATTTTTTAAAGCAAGATACAAAGCAATAAATGTTTTACCTGTACCTGCAACACCATATAAAAACAAATTCTTATTTGCTTCATAAGATTTAAATGCTTCTTTTTGATTGTCAGTAATTGGCTTAATCACAACCAATTCTTTACTCGATATATTTAATTTTTCTTTATCCATAATATTTTTGGGCGATAACTCAGCTTACTAACTCGGGAAAGATAACAAATATCCCTACCTGGTGCTGTCATCTACCTACCTTTATTTATTTTTCTGTGTTTCTTTACCACTTCTTTTGTCTTTATATCCTTATTACTTCGTTGTCCATATCGTTGTCCTAAAGGACTTTCTGGATGTTTTTCTGCAATTCTACTCAATTGGTCTTTCCAACCACTATCTGTTTTACCATCAATAGTTCCAACACTTGATACAATATTTAGTGTTGATGGTATACATAATTCAAGATTAGGATGTTTCTCTCTATATTCATCCAATTCAGCAATCATCATTACTATTTCAAATTCTTTTCCGTTTTTTCTTCTAAATCTATATGTTGGCATTCTTTGTCTTTCTTTCCACCCATCCATCCTTGACTTTTAAGATATTCTGCTGTTTCTCTTCCTCGTCTAACACCTTCTTCTTCAACCTCTTTCCATTTATTCTTCACTTCGTCCCATTCTTTTCTGTTAATTCCAGTTCCGCATTTCGGGCATGTCACTACCATTGTTGAAAGTCACCCATTATGGTCCGCAAGTACTTAATAAAATAAGTAATAACAATATAACAACTGTAATTTTAAATATCATCTTTCCTCCAAACAGGTATTGGTACCATTTTATGTAAATTCGCTGCTTTCAATTCTTGAAACCTTTTTAAAATTTTTTGTTTTTTTGGATTAGTGACAATAGCATTCATTTCATCTAACCTCATAGCGTCTTCCAATTGAGCATATGTTAATCCTAATTGGTCTTCATCTGTTCTACCATCTTCCCATAATCCATCTGTTGGTGGTGCTCTCATAATATGACCTAAAATTTTTAAATGAGTACCTAAAGCATAAACTTCACTTTTATATAAATCTGCAATAGGTGATATATCTACTCCACCATCACCATACTTTGTATAAAAACCTACACCAAAATCCTCTACCTTGTTACCTGTACCTATAACTAATCCATTATTAGATTGAGCAATCTGATACAACATAACCATTCGTAATCTGGACCTTGAATTAGCAAATCCTAATTCACTATCTGCACCTAAATATTTTGAAGCATTAACAAACTCGTGGAATATTTTTTCTAAATTAATTATTCTACGACTTATGTTTGAATAATTATCATCTAACCACCATATTTGGTCTAATGCCAATATATCTCTACTCTTAATAGACATTACAACAGGTATAGTTTTAAGACCTGTTTCAGCACATAGAGCACTTGTTACAGCACTATCTATACCACCTGAAACACCTACAACTAAAGTGGTCTTATTATGTTTGATAGCATAATCTTTAATCCATTTTATAATTTTATCTTTAATCATTTTTTCCTTTTGGATCATATTCAAAATCTAATCCTGATAAACGACCTATATATGGTCTTCTTAAATCTGTTCTATGTAAATCTATAATAATAGTAGTTTCTGCTAATGCAACTCTTATATGTTTATCTGATTTAGATAAAACATCTGCTCTTTTTTGTACTGCTGAGTTTATAGATGTTATTGTTATTTGTTTCATTTTAATTAATCATCCTTCTGTCTGGTACATTTTTCATCAATTCAATTAACTTATCTTTCCACATCGCTTTCCATAATGTGTCTGAAGTTTTTTCAATTTGTTTTTCTAAACTGTCAACCCTTCTCCAAAATAAATCAATCACATTCATTTTATAATTTATAAACTCCCCTTATGTTATGTTTGATTACATCTTTAACCAAATCTGTATAATTTTCTTTACTCGCATATTTGGTTAAGGTATTTGCCATTTCAAAAACAGTACCACCTTCTTTTCTTACTTTCCTAAATTCTTCATAAGCATAAACTTCATTTATTATATCAATGTAAGCAGCAACACTTTGACATTTTGTTTCAAATACTTTCACACCCCAACCAGGCCATTTTGTCCACGGTATAGGTAATAAATGTGGTTCATTTTTATCCCAAGTTCTGATACCAAATAGATTGTTTCCTTCATTAGCAAATCTACTTTCACCCCAACCTGTTTCTAATGCTGCTTGAGCAATAATTAATTCTCTTGGTATTTGTTTTTCTTCTGGTACAAATTGATACAAATATGTAATACAATGATTCAAAGAATAAACAAACTCATCTTTTGTATCTGTATAAACAATAGGTGTGATTTCTATATCTTCAATAATTTCACCTATAGTTTCTATATTTTGGTCCAAATCAGGTGGTATAGTTAATTCATCTACACCAAATTGATTTTGATTTTCATGCCAAGAAGGACAACCATCATCCGTGCAAGGTGCTTCCCTATTACAAGCAAAAAGTATTAGTCCTAATATAATTAAAATTGTTGTTAGATATTTCATATTTTGGCGGTCCGTAGCGGAATTGAACCGCTGATGCCACCGTGACAGGGTGGAGTGATAACCGCTTCACTAACGGACCATAAATGGTATTTTATATCGCACATATTAATCTATCCTTGTTGGTTCGTTATCTATTGTTAAAGTTAATCTTAACCCGTTTTGGCCAAATACTCTTTTCCATTTATAAAATTCCGTATTATGATTGCAAGTACTATCTGATAATTTAGTATATTGCCATAAATGGACCATTTCATGTCCCAATACTTCTAAAAAAGTTTGAAAATTCTTCATTGATGTATTCATCTCCAAATGACATTCAACTTTTTTCTCCTTGTCTGTTATAATAACTTGTCCTACTGCTGACCTCATTCTTCTTATAGTAATACTATCAAATGCAGGTAAAGTTCGTTTGAATATAATATTATTTAGTATATCAAACCATAACTCACAATCCGCTAAGGTTGTCCTATATGGTTTCCTCTTAAAATAATTTTCTGCTAACCTATCTAATTTTCTTCGTTTGTTAAATTTTTTCTTCATTTACTACTGATTATATAAACTCCTGCTACTATACAAAATAGTATAACTGCTATACATAAAATCATATTAATGGACTCCTTCATCAATAACACTTTCACTTTTGAAAGGATTATCATCAGGATGAAATTCATCATCTGGATAATATTCTGAAATAACCTTTTGGTCATTTGTTACTTTAACACCAGCAGGTTCTTTTGATTTTAACAATCTAGTACCTGTTAGTTTTGCTTTAATATATTCTGAATTGCAATCAAAAAAGTATGGTAAATTTTCTTCACTAATTACTGATATAGCACCAATTTTCTTTTGGAATTCATCATTCATAAATCCCCAATATTGATA